TTCATAATCTTGTAAAATGGGTGCGTATTTCGCGTCCGCCCAACGCTGCGACGCCTCGATCAGGTCCTGGCCGTAGGCTTCCACGTCTTCCTGGGGAACTTCGCGCGTGGGCGGCGGCAGCGGGCGCGTGCGCGGCGTGTTCTCGAACGTGTCCTCGGCCCGGCGCGGCTGGTTCATCTGCGCCACCATGGTCTGCAACGAGTGCAGCTGCCCGCGTAGCTCGGGGACCTCGGAGTTGTACTTACCCTGCAGCGTGTTATAACGCTGCTCCCAGTCGTTGATGGGCTGGGGTTGTGGTTGGGGTTGTGGCTGATCACCCAGGTCCAGTTGTTGCTGAACCGGTTCCTCGCCGCCCTCGTTTACTACCGGAGTATCACCCTCGGGCACGTTGGCCACGCCCGCCTCGCGCGCCAGTTCATCCGCGCGGGCGGATGCGCGGCGAACCGCTTCGGGGAGATACGGCTGGTGCGTGATGGTACTGGACTCAGACATTGGCTGCTACCCTCTTGCCGGGAGGTGGCATTTTAACCGCGCTCATGTGCAGGTCCGCGTGCGCGGCGTGGATCGCCTGCCACATGTGGTAGAAACCCCGCGCATAGGCGGTCTTGTCGACGCGGGTGTTCACGTCGGCGTCGCACGACGCGAGCACCATGTTCTGCGCGAACGCGCCCAACTGGGCCACGAGGTTCTCGAAATGAGAATTACCGCGCAGTTCCTTGATCGCCAAAATCGCGTCGTTGCCTAAATTCACACTCACAGTTCACTCCCGGAGTAAATCAGAACGCATTTTTCATCGAATAGTCGGTGTCGCTCGGCCCCGGCTGACCCTTCCGGCCCGGCCCAAGCCCGCCGACGGGCCGGGTGATGCCGCCTTTGACGCCCTGCATCCGCGACATCACGCCGCCTTTTTTCCCGTAATGGCCCATGGAACGGTCCAATGGGTCACCCGTGGTCAGGGTGTTTTTCATTCCCGTGTGGGGCGTGCCCAGTTGCTGGTGTTTGGCGTTCTTGCCACCACCGACGTGGACCGTATCCCCGCCGCCACCGCCGCCACCAAACAGCATCCCACCGACGCCCGATGGAAATCCGGCTGCCATTGCTCATACTCCCTTAAAACCCGCCGGGCCGGGCCACCGCGCGCTTCAGCGCCATGATCCCGGTTTGCAGGTCGGTCTTGCCAATAGCCGCCCAACGCCCGTCGGCGTCGGGCAGGGCCTTCACCCGCGCCACCACCTTCGCGCACTCATCGCCCAGGGCGTTGAGCGCGTCGAAGAGGGCGACTTCCTCGGGTGGCAACACCCGGTATTTGGAGCTTTCCGGGGTGTTGTAGTCCGTCATGCGCCGCAGATGCCGTAGGTGCTGGCGGGCTTCTTCTCCGGGTTCCAGTCCGTGCGGCGGATCGACTTGCCCTTCGGGTAATGCCGCGATGACCCGGTGGGGCCCGAGTTCTCGCCGCTCGATCCGCCGCCGGATGCTTTCATCGACGACCCCGAGGAGGTGCTCTCGACTTTGTTCTCAGACATGCTGTGCTCCTGTTCCCTGGCTAAACGAGTTGAACGACGGTGGCCGGGCCGGACCCGGCTGACGCGACTGGCCTCCCTGGGCCTGACTCCCGGCTGACGGTCCCGCCGGTCCCTGAGGACCGGGCGGACCGGCTTTGGGCTCCTCGCCGGGTTTCTTCTCCTGCTCCTGCCCCGGTGGGCCGGGCGCGTGCTCGCCATTGGCCTGGGCGTGCGCCTGAACGGCCATGCCCGCCGCCTGGAGACGCTTCTGGGCGTCCATCTGCGCCTGGAGCGTCTGATCGTCGGGCACGATGTCGTCCGGCAGCCCCATGCCCTCCGAGATCGCCCGCAACAGGCGTGCCCGGCCCATCTCGCCGATGATGGGCCCGTCGATGGGATTGGCGGTGATCTGCAGGAATTGTAGCTGACGCTGGCGCTCGGTTTCTTTCTGCGCCGAAACCTTGCTGCCCAGCACCTGGATCTGCTCCTCGCCCGTGAGCAGGTCCGAGGTATCGGTCAGCATGATCATCTCATACAGGGCCTCGATCAGCGGCTCCAGGACGTTGGTGTCGACGTTGGCCGCGACCGTCTGCAACACCTTCGCGGCGTTGTTCATCAACATGCCGAGGCCGGACGCCGTGCGCCCGGCACCTCCGGAGAGGCTTTCGCCGGTCAGATACCGGGGGATGGCCGACTGTTCGTCCGCCATGACGTTCATCGCGTTGATGACGCCGAGTAGTTCCTGGGTGTTCGACGTCGGCTGGAAGAACGTCACGGGCTCGCGTTGATTACCGAGGGGGTCGCCCTGCACATGCCAGCGTTTCCAGGGGTATAATTCATCCCCGTTCTCGGTGGGGCTGATCATCTCGTCGTTGACGATGACCTGGGGCCCCGATGAGATGCTCAGGTTATTCACCAGGGCCCGGTACGCGGCGTTGGCGACCTCCTGGATGTCCTCCAGGATATCCGGCAGGGAGTGCCCGGCGATGGTGCCCGGCACCTTCTCGAAACTGGTGAGGAAGAACGGATGACGCTGGCGCGGGGAGGGATTGATCTGAGTCTTGATGGTCCACCGGCCCACGACCCAGGACTGTATCATGTATTCTCGGTCCGCGTCGGGAACGAGCTTTGGGTTTACTCCCTCGTCAAGCAGCGTTTGCCCCTGGACGTTGCCGTGGAACTCGATGCCCTCGATGTACTGGGACCGGTTCAGACTGGGATCTTCCCGGCCCTCGTTGATGGCCTGTTCTGGGTCCGGCGCGTCCAGCCACTCGCGTAGCCCATGGGCGTAATCGGTGAGCGCGTTGCGCACCGCCGCCTCGTCATAGCCCGGCACGCCCAGCAGATCGTTCAGATCCGCGCGTGTGTATCGCACCCGTTGGATTATGGCCGCGTCGGACAGCGCCGAAGCGCCGGGGGACCAGTAAATATCGAACGGATTGACCCGTTCCCAGAACATCACCGGCTTGTTTTGAATACTTGGGCGTTTGTTCACCCAGGTCAGCCGGGGCACCATGCGCACCACGGGGCCCTTGAGGACGGCGTAGGGGAACAGGGGCAGATCCTGCAGGAACTCGCCCATGGCTTCGTAAAAACCGCCCGCCGACAGGATGTCGTCCATCTTATCGGCGGCGGCGGTGGCCTGGGTCATGGCGTTGCGGCGCGCGGCCTGCTGCGCGGCGTGCAACAACCCCACGTAACGCATGTGAACCTGATTTTCCTCGACCGGTTGCCCGGCCATTTGCATGGTCTGGACCTCGGTCGCGATCAACTGAAGGATACTGGTGCGGATTTCGGGCGGTATGGGCGGGTCGGCCACGGGTCTGAGCGACCAGGGGCGCTCCGGACCCATGTAAACGTCCCGGAGCAACGCTGTCGCCCCCCTGCTCTTGTTGGCGACGATGCGGGAATAGACCTCGGAGCCGCCAAACGCCTGGATCTGGGACAGCTTACTGGCGTCGTACTTGCCCTCGAACATCCTTTGTGCCCGAAGGAGCCGTTCGTTAAGCGGGTTATTGCCCTGATTGCGGTGATTTCGGAAAACAAACCACTGTTGCCTGATCCAGGACCCCAGATCCGGCGTCTCCAGACGTTTCGAACCGCTAACTTTGCGGGAATTTGCCTCCTGATCGCGCCGGTCCAGCTGGGAGGGCGAGATAACGCGTAAAAACCCGCCATTGTCACCCGCCGAGCGGGCCTGGGCGGGATAAGAGGACGAAGACAGACCAGCTTGGGCTAATGGCAAGACGTTTGCCCCCTCGGATGTTTCCCATTAGCGTATAAATCCCCGGTATGACAACCACATAGGGCGCGTGACCCCTTTGGAGACCACCATGGATGGTAGTGACAGTCCGTTCGGAGCCTGGGTCAGGAGCGAAAAACCCCTGATGGTGTCTGAAACACCCGTGGAAATGACGGTGAGCACGGGGTCCGGTCCGGATCTGGACCTTACTCCGGTAGTAAACGGGTTGAGTCAGGACGATACCACCGAAGCTGGGAGCGCGCGCGAGGTAGCGGGGATCGACGAGGAGGAAAGGTCCGATCAGGAGGTCATAAATGGCGTCGTCGACGCCACGTCGGTCCTGGACGCGGTGCCCTCGTTCACTCCCCAGGTGCTTTACGCGTTCTGCACCGACGTGGCCCAAAACGTGGACACGTATGCGACCATCGCGGTCAGGTATGGCTTCACCGACGTGGCGCAGATGGCGGATTTCCTGCGTGACCAGCACGTCATAAGGCGCAGGATCAAGGAATACCGGGCGATCTGGGAGAGCGACGAGAACGTCCAGGAGCGCATCAGGAAACTCTCGGGCCATGCCGTGCTGGCCGCGCTCCCCACCACGGCGCGGATCATGCTGGACCCGAACCAGCCCGCGCAAACCCGGCTGGATGCCGTCAAGCAGCACTCCATCATGGCCGGGTCCCAGGCGACGGGTAACGGCGCGGGAGTTCAGGGCGCTGGCGGACCCCAGGCTGCGAAGTTCTCCATCCAGATCATGTTCGCCAATTCGGGCAAGACCGAAACGTTCACCACCATCAAGGCCGAACCCGTCGAGCCCGACGGGCGTGATATCGTCATCCCACCCTGAGGAAACAAAACC